AGGCGTCCAAGACGCTTTTGATAGGGCCCAAGGCAAATTACAGGGTACAGGCCTTACCCTGGCAGACGTTAAAGGCATTGGCGCTGGCTTTTACGACGAAGTTCAAAACGGTTACACAGCAACCCCCTACGAACAATTTATGCAAGATAGCCCATTTTCCATGGGCGAAAATGGCAACATTGTTTACAACATAAACGTAAGCGGTGTTATGTCTAACGCACAAACAGGCGAAGAAATTGTAAACAATATTCGCGCATTTAACAGAGCGGCAGGCCCCGCCAATATTGCGGTTGCCTAATGGCTACGTCAGTAATTGAAAGCGGCAACTACGAACTATTTATAGATACAGGTTTTCAATTAGACGCGTTTACGCTTGACGACGCAACGCGCGGCGTGTTGAACGGTACTCAATATGTGTTGGACGGAACTACAGAGTTTGCGCCCATGCTTGAATATTCCACAAATGTAAGCGTTAAACGCGGGCGTCGTGATATTGGCGACCAATTTAGCGCTGGAACAATGTCATTTAACTTAAACGACACTTTGGCAGGCGGCACCCTAAACCCGCTTTACTCATCTAGCCCCTACGTTGACCCTGCAGGACAATTTACCTTGGCACCGCTTCGCCGCGTATCGTTTGGTAGATACAACAGCGCCAACACGTTTATAACCTTGTTTGTCGGTCAAATAGTGTCATATGACTACAACTATCAGTTAGGCGGGCAAAACGTAGTTACCGTCTATTGTGCCGACGATTTCTATTTACTGGCTCAAACAGCGTTAGCCGAATTTAACGTATCCGAAGAACTATCTAGCGCCCGTTTATCGGCTGTATTGGACCTTCCCGAAGTTGCCTATCCTGCCTTAACACGTGATATTGAAACAGGCACCCAAACATTAGGCGGAGCAGCCGCTTATACCGTTGCCGAAGGCACAAACGTAAAAGCGTACATAGACCAAATACAATCAGCCGAACAGGGCCGTATTTTTATGTCGCGTACAGGCGATATAACTAGTCAACCGCGCATAGGTAACACGATTTCGGGTAGTGTCGCAGACTTTCACGACGACGGAACAAACATACCGTACAACAGTTTAGGCATTATTTTTAACGCCGACCTAATAGTAAACAGGGCCAGTATTCAACACTTAGGCGCCACAAGCCCACAAGTAGCCGACGACGCAGTAAGCCAGGCTAAATACCTAATTCAAAATACAAGCATTACTGACAGCCTTTTACATAACGACGCTGCCGCTTTAACCCTGGCAACTTACCTGTTAGAGGGCGAACCTATCGCCACGTTTAACGCCGTGCAAACCGATTACCTAATGCTTACAACACCCCAACGCGAAACCCTGGCGCTAGTTGACATTGGCGACACTATTACGATTACTAACACAATTACAGGCGGCGAAGTAGCCCAAGAACTATCTGTAGAGGGCATAGAAATACAAGTAAACGTAAGCAACGGGCACCGCGTAACGTTCTATACCGCTAACACAGTAATTGTTTTTGAACTTATTTTAGACGACCCAATATATGGCACCATTGACGCCGACAATGTTCTAGGCTAGTAGTATGGCTGCTAATTGGACAGATTTTACAGTAGGACAAGTTTTAACTGCCGCACAATTAAACGGCGTCCTAGACAATTTTAAAGATGTCGCTGTTTTTCGTGAAGAACAATCAAGCGGTACAACTGGTGGCACGTTTACCAGTGGCAGTTATTTAAAGCGAACACTCAACACAACTGTTGTAAACAACATTACGGGTTGTTCTATTGCGTCTAGCGTAATTACTTTGCCGGCTGGTACTTATTCAGTTACAGCGTTTGCACCTGCACAAGAGGTTTCACGAAATAAATTAAGATTACAAAACATGACTGCTAGCACTACTTTGCAAGTTGGTAACAATGCTTTTGCTAACACAACCGACGGGTCAAATACTGCAACCCTTAACAGCGTTTTTACTTTGGCATCAGCATCAACAATAGAATTACAACACAGATGTGCAAGCACGATTGCTAGTTATGGTTTTGGGCTTGCTATGTCGTTTAGTGACGTAGAAGTTTACGCAAGCATAATAATTACGAGGATACAATGAGTACACCAACTACAGCCGAAATTAACACGCAAATAGGCAACGCAACACGCGAACTAGCGCCAGGCACAACATGGAAATACAACGAACCAGGCGACGGTTACTACTGCCTTACTTGGCTTGATGACCCTGCATTACAGCCAACAGAGGCAGCCACAATGGCAAAGGCAACAGAACTTGCAGCGAACCCAACACCTATTGGCTAGTTTAATGCTTGCATTTGCCCTGACCGCTTGCGAAACAACACGAACCAACGCACCAATAAAAGTAAAAAACAGCGCGCTAACACGTTGCAGCACTATTACCCAATGCGAAAGGGTATCTAATGGCTAGGGAAAAAGCAGAAATAGAAATACTCCATGCCCGCATGATAGTTTTTGTCGGCTGCACTATCGCCGTAACGTTTGCAATAACCGTTATAGGTTTCGTTTACGGCCTACTATTTGTTACTCAACCATTAGAACAGTCACCAAACGACGCGCAATTTATTGACTTGCTATCAACCCTTACCGTGTTTATGACCGGCACACTAAGCGGCCTTGTAGCAGCAAACGGTTTAAAGCGCAAACCGATAGAACCAACTAGTGGCACCCCAACCCCTTAAACCCGTAGTGGTACCGCCAGTAAAAAAACTGGTATTACCTGCCACGTTGGGGCACGTTACTCCAGGCGAATTACCCGCCAATATGCTTGTAGATATTAAACCGTTTGGTAAGTTGCACCCGCGCGCCGCCAACGCATACAACGCACTACGCGCCGCCGCGTTCGCTGCAGGTATAAAACAATTTAAACCCATTTCGGCAGGCGATACTTACAGGTCATTGGCGCAACAAACCGCAGGGTTTTTACAGCGCTACACCCTGCAACCAATAGAAGGCGCCAGTACCCGAACTTGGCAAGGCCGCAAATATTACCTACGCCCAGGCAACGCACCACTAGCAGCCCCAGGCACAAGCCGCCACAACTTAGGTTTGGCAATTGACTACGCAAACATGGCAGGCGAAACGTGGGCGTTTATGTGCGAACAAGGCCCGTTGTTTGGTTGGTCATTAGAAGTCATGCCACAAGAACCCTGGCATTGGTTTTATTACCCTGGCGACAAAACCCCCGAACTTGTAAGCCTTTACCTACAAGGGTTACGCCCAGTATCACCACCTAGCGCCTAGGCGTCTACTACGGTTTTAAGACCGACGAAAAAAGGGGTATTGCATGAACTTCCTAATAGCCAAAATCTTTACGGCTGTAACTATTAGCCTTGCGGGGTTTGCGTTCGCCTACGACGCTTACAACGCGCCTAGCGCCCTGCCTGTAACGCCCCCCGTTACGGTTAGTTTGGCGCCTGTAATTGCGACTACAACCACAACGCTTTTATTGCTTACAGATTGCCAATATGCGTTACAACTGGCTAGCCAAGCGGGTTGGCCTTTAACCGAAATGGGTACCGTTGCCCGCATTATTTACCGTGAAAGCGGCTGCAAAGCCGAAGCCTACAACGCTAAAGATACGGCAGGCGGGAGTTACGGCCTATATCAAATTAACGGCTTTTGGTGCAGACCTAACAAGTATTGGCCTACAGGCTGGCTACAAGCCAAAGGTATATTACAAACGTGTAACGAACTATTTAACCCCGTAATAAATACAAACTCCGCATTAGCCATATGGCATAATTCGGGGTACGGACCATGGGCCTTGCCGAACCCATGAACGAACCACAAATACCCGACACAGGCCTAACAGAAAGTACCCGACAGATGTACACCGAAAAATACGCAGCAACGTTTAATAATTTGATAGACGAAATTTTTAGACCAAACCACGTACCCGCACCCAAGCCAGTAGACCACAGCATTTTATTAGACGAACTGGCAATATTGCGCGAAAAGTATTTAAACGGCACACCAAGCGACGAACACAAATTCGCAGCCGCAGTAATCACCGCCGCCATGGCTGTAATTATCGGTATATGAAATGCGACTTATGCGGCCAAATATTAAAAGAAACGCCGCACAAAACTAACCCAACCAAAAAGTTATACAGCCACAAAGATTTAAAAGCCTGCACAAAACGCAAACCGTTAAAGGACCCGACACAATGAACGAAACCTACGAACGGCTTTACACCGAACAACAAATAACCGCAGCCCTAGCAACAGCCAAAGAAAACTACGGCAGTTGGGGCAAACAGGACCACCCCGCAGGCACAAGGCACCAATTTAAGCCAGGACTACAAAAATACATAGACGGCGCTTTAGGCGAAATAGTGTTCGCGGACCACGTAGGACTAACCCCAAACGGACGCGACTATTACAACATTGGCGACGTAGGCATATTCCAAGTTAAAGCAACACGTTGTATAAACGACGAAATAAACCTAATAGTTCCCCGTAACCAAGCCGTCACCTACAAACAAAGCCCGTTTGTGCTAGTGCAACTATTTGATTGCCACTACAAAATTAGGGGCTGGACATGGGGCCACCAAATACCCGTTAAATCCCATTGGCTACAAGAAAACGGCGACACGTCAGGCGGCGCCTATTGGGTCACAACAAACAAACTACAAGCCATGGACGATTTACCAACCGTGTAACAACCTTGTGCTACTATAGATTTAAGTAAGTAAACCCGACAATAGAAAGAAGCCCGACAATGCTAGTAACAAAGAACACAAGAGCAAAGAAAAACGGCTCATGGATTGGCTGCCCGTATTGCCCCGCGTTGCACCAAGTTTACCATTTTGCCTGGTCAGAATTAACCTGTACGTGTTGCGAAACAAGCGTACCTAAATTCCAATGGCATTTACACGAAACAAATTTTAAACCTGCAAAATCGTTGGCAACTAATGGCATTTAATTTAGATAACTACGTAGACGTACCAACCCGCTTAGCAGAAGCATTTAAACGCTGGCCCGATTTACGCATACAAGAAACCGATAACCAAGTAATCACAATGCCCGACGGCAGCACGTTTATACGCTGCACCGTCACCGTTTGGCGTGACAACGCCGACGCTTTACCCGTAATTGCTTCCGCAGCCGAACCATACCCAGGCAACACGCCCTACACAAAGCGCAGCGAATATATGGTTGGTATGACGTCTGCATTGGGCCGCGCACTTGGTTATATGGGTTGCGGCGTAAGTAAGGCTATTGCAAGCCGGAACGAGGTAGAAGCCCGTTTAGATAACCACGACGCCACAATAACGCCTATGCGAAGCCCACAAGCGGGCAGCACACACGCCAGTAGCAAACAAATTTATATGATTAAAGCGCTTGCTAAAGGGAAAGATTTAGACGACCTGAAAACCTTAGAACTATTACAACATACGTTGGGCGTTAACGACGTCATATTAGAAACGTTGACAATGGCGCAGGCTTCCAAAGTTATTGAAGCGTGGAAACAATGACCCGCTACAACAGCAATTACGGCAGCCATGACCAACTACAGGACTTACGCAAACTCAACATGGAACTACACCACGAATTAGACGCCATTAAACGTTTGCTTGATGAAACCACTAAAGGTTTGCAACAATCCCAGGACGAATTATATTTAGCGCTTGAAGCGCTGCGACGGGCGTTGCCATGACGCGTACAGCATGGTTAGCAGTTGCCTTTATGGTGCTGTTAGCCGTGCTATTGTCGCGCACCGATTGACAGAACTTAAAACAGGTTAGTTGCATTAGACCGTACGCCAGTCGCAGGGCGCGGGGTTAATCCACGGGAACGTGGTTAGACCAACACGCGTTAAAACTGTTAGACAAAAGCGATAACGCCAAGTGTTGGGGCGGCCTGTAAACATAATCAGGCGATAAATAAAAGTAGTAGGGAACGGCTAGGGCTAACCGTGGGCGGACATAAGCGCATTAGGCTTTAATAAGAGCAACAAACAAACCGATAACAAACCAATAACAAAGGACTAGCCCGACATGGAACCACAACACAACAACACGAGGACAAGCCGCGAACGCGGCGCGTCAGTATCGTTAAGGTCCTAACGTGGCAGCACACAACGGCAACCCAACCTACCTAGCCAACCGCAAACGTTTACTGGCAGATAACCCCACGTGCCATTGGTGCGGACAACGCGAAGCAACAGCCGCCGACCACCTAATAGAGCCAGGGCGGGGCGGCTCCCACGATTTAGAAAACTTGGTTCCGTCGTGCAAACCTTGTAACAGCCGACGGGGACAAGCATACGGCGTACATTTACAGCGCGAACAGTCCGCAAACCCAATACCAGTAACAAAAACAGAAACGGTTTTTTTAACAAAGGCAAACATGCCCCCGCAAGATTTTAAACCTATATATTCCGAAAACTGGCCCGAACTGGCGGTAACTGGTCACGATTTGCCGCGATTGGAAACGAACGTTACGAACGGTTCAAAATCGTACGAAACCGATATTGGGGATTTTGCGAAACAGGTACTTGGCGTTGAACTTATGCCTTGGCAATTGCGTATTTTGAGCGGTTTGACAAGCCAGGACGACAACGGCGACTACTTGCACCGTGTCGGGCTTGTGTCTGTTGCACGGCAGAACGGTAAAACCGTTGCTATTGCTTCGTTGGTTGGTTGGTGGCTCACTACGCAGGGAAAGGCACGGGGTCAGGCGCAAACGGTTATTACTGTTGCCCACAAATTAGATTTGGCTACGGCCTTGTATACATATTTGGCGCCAATTTTAGAAGTTAAGTTTGGCGCGTCGGTATCGTGGTCCTACGGGCGCATGGTGCTAAAAATGCCCGACGGAAGCGTATGGTTCCCCAGGGCTGCGACCCCTGCCGCAGGCCACGGCTATAGCGTTGATTTAATTATTGCCGACGAGGTTTGGGATATTAGCGAAGCCGCCATAGACGAAGGTTTATTGCCGTCGCAACGTGCCCGTAAAAACCCGTTGTTTGTAATGATGTCAACCGCAGGCACCCAAGATAGTAAAGCCATGCTGCGTTGGCGTGAACAAGGATTAAGGGCCATAGATAGCGGCGAACAAACCAAACTTTACTTTGCCGAATACAGCCCCCCGCCAAATAGCGATTTAATGACACCTACAGCATGGGCATACGCAAACCCCGCCTTAGGCCATACCTTAGAAATGGAAGTAATACAAGCCGAAAGCGAAGCCCCTAACCGAAACGCCTTTTTACGTGCGTCGGTTAACACGTGGACCGCTACCCAACATGGGTGGCTAGAACCTGGCGTATTTGAAGCCCTAAAAAGTGATGACCCAATACCCGCAGGCGGAATACTGGCAATAGAAGTAGATAACGAAGGCGCTTTATATGTTGGCGTACGGGCCGTACAAGTAGGGTTAAAAACGGCGGTAACTGTTGCGTTTGTTGCAGGCACTTTAGCCGAAACTTGGCGTTTAGTTGAAACCGAAATAGCCGCCGGACCTACCTTACGTTTAGCAATAACGCCAGGCTTAGAAATTCATTTACCGCCCAATATGGAACGACGCAAAACCATTGTTGGCTACCGCGAATTGTTGAAATGGACAGCGCCAGTAAAAAACATGATTACCGAAAACCGTATATATCATCACGGCGAAAATCAGTTAATAGAACACGTAGAACGGGCCGTACTCATCAAACACCAAGGCAGCGTAGCCTTATCGTCTACGCGTAGCCCTGGACCAATTACGTTGGCGCGTTGCATGGTTTGGGCAGCCGCTTTAGCGTCCAGGCCACAACTAGTTGGCAAACCCCTAGTAGTTAATCTTTCACGCTAATATTCTGTTGGCACTGTCTACGACGGCTTACCTTTTCGTCGGGAAAAGAATAGACCGCTTCACCGTGGGCAGTGCCACCAAACTTTTAACAGATATGGCAGACTTATCGCATGGCGTTATTTAACAAGGTCAACAAAGCCGCTATTGGTACTACGGTTAAAGCCGCCGCAACAGGTGGCAACGTTGGCGCTTCACAACTAGATAACTTTTATGCGTTTACCCAGGGCGCTACACGGCAACGCGCTATGGCGGTACCTGCAATTACTAGGGCCCGCGATTTGTTGGCGTCAGTTATTGGCTGTACGCCGCTTTCAATGTATAACGAAATGTGGAACCCTGTAACCCGCGAATTAGAACAAATACAGATAGCCCCGCGCGCTTGGACACGTCAACTAGACCCGTCGCTACCAAATAGCACAACACTTGCTTGGTTATTTGATGATTTATTTTTTACGCAGCGAGCCTTTTTATACGTTACGGAGCGCGATAGTACGGGCTACCCCAAGTCGTTCCAACGTATGCCTTCCGCAATGGTTTTAACGCAGGACCAAGCAGGACCTGTTTTTTTTGCGCCGTCTAAACAAATAACGTTTAGCGGTTTACCAATTGACCACCGCGACGTAGTGCAATTTATTAGCCCTATTCAAGGTTTGTTATTTACTAGCCCTAACGCTGTTTTAACTTCGCTTAAACTGGAACAGGCCCGCCTACGCAATAGTTCAAGCCTTTTGCCAACTGGCGTTTTGCGCCAGGTCGCGGGGGAGCCTTTAAGCGAACAAGAATTACAACAATTGGGTCAATCTTTTGAAGCGGCGCGTTTAACTAATTCTGTAGCAGTGTTAAACGAATACGTAACCTACACAGAAACAAACAGCGACGCAAGTAAACAAATGTTGGTAGCAGCGTCGGAATACCAAGCGCTAGAAATTGCGCGTTTAGCAAATTGCCCGCCGTATCTTTTGGGCGTTGCAACAGGTTCTTACAGTTATCAAAACAGCACCCAGGCTCGCCAAGATTTGTATATGTTCGGCGCAAAATTATTTATGGATTGTATTAGTGAAACGCTTTCAATGGGTAACGTTTTGCCGCGCGGTACATATTGCAAATTTGATATTGCAGATTACCTAAGTGAAACGTATCTTTCCGAATATGACACACCCGCAGAAGTAGAAGAAGTAGGAGTTATGCCAAATGCTTAGATTAACCCAACAAGAATTAACGTTAGACGCCGCAGGCCCTAACGGTATGCCACGCCGAACTATTGCAGGTTTAGCGCTGCCTTACAACGTTGAAGCAACAGTAAACGACGGTACAAAAGTAATGTTTATGCCAGGCAGTTTAAACGCAGGCGGCAAAATGCCAAAACTTTACCTTGGGCATGACAGTAGTAAAGCCGTTGGTTTAGTAACAAGTATGAAAGATACTGAAATGGGCATGATGTACGAAGCCCGCATAAGCGAAACAACATTGGGCAACGAAACTATGGTTTTACTAAGCGACCAAGTTTTAGACGCCGTATCGGTTGGGGTAAATCCGACCCGTTTTAGTTACGACGAAAAAGGCACAATGATTATAGAAATGGCCGATTTTCAAGAATTGTCGTTAGTGCCTTTTGGCGCTTTTAAAGGCGCGTCGGTAGACCGCGTAGCAGCGTCGCAGGGTATCCCACAAGAAGCCAAAGAAATAGATAATATTGAAACCGAAACACCTAACGAGGAGTTAGACACCATGGAACAGACAACAGAAACCCCAACAGTTATTGAAGCCGCACACGTGGCGCCAATTGTTTACGCGCAACCGCGTAACTTTAAATTGCCTAGCGCTGGCGAATTTATTGCAGCGTCACTACAAGGCGGCAGCGTACTTGCAGAAATGAACGCAAAAATTCAAGCGGCAGCCCCCGACATTACAGCCGACCCAAGTTTGCCAGGAATTTTGCCAGAAATCATAACGGGCAGCGTGTACGACGGGCTAAATCCTATTCGCCCTTTTGTTACAGCAATCGGCACCCGTGCCATGCCACAATCAGGCGCAACATTTCGCCGCCCAAAAATTACGGTACGTCCAGTAGTTGACGAACAAACACCCGAACTAGACCAACTAAATCCTTCTACCGTAACCGTGTCCAACAACAACGTTGACAAAAAAACTTTTGGTACGTTTGTCACAATGTCCGAACAGGCATTGGACTGGAGTGACCCCGCTTCAATTAACATTGTGCTAAATCAGTTGGCTATCGCCTACGGACAAGCAACAAACACATACGCAGTAACAGAGTGCCAAGGCGCAATTTCACAAACAAGCGCAGTAGCCGACACTACGGACCCTGCCGATTGGATTGCCGCAATTTATGAAGGCGCCCGCCAAATTTCATTGAACACTAACTACCTACCTACGCACATGGTTGTAACACCTGGTACTTGGGCTTCGTTGGGTTCATTGGTTGACAGCACAGGCCGACCAGTATTTCCACAGATTGGGGCTATGAACGCGCCAGGCCAGTTGTCGGCTGCTAATTGGAACGGTAATCCGCTTGGCCTTATTTTGGTGGTTGACAAAGATACGCCAGGTTCATTTATGGGCCACGCTGCGGGTCCTGCCGCAGGTTTTGAATTTTACGAACAGCAAAAAGGCGCAATTTCTGTAGACGTACCTAGCACCTTGGGCCGCACCATTGCGTACCGTGGCTATGCTGCAACGTTTATGGCAGACGCCACCAAGTTCGTTAAGTTCGTCTAACCGAAAGGCGGCCTAACCGCCATGACGCAGGTATACCAAGTAGCGCATAAAACGCTACTAGACAACTACGCAGTTTTAGAAACGCTTACACCTAACGAAGTGTATGTAGGCGCGTCTATTATTGTGGCAGGCGTTGACGCAACTTTTAATGGCACCGTGACAGTTTTAGCGGTACCCGAATTTTTGTTCATTGGCGTTGACGAATACGGCGATTTAGTTTTTAACGAACAAGCGCCAGTACCTTTTCAAATTTTGTACGCAAAAACAGCCGCCAACGTTACACGCACAACAGCAACGGGAACCATAACGCTAGGAACTATCCCGACAACTTGGATTACCGCAGGACAAATAGAGGATTGGCTTGGTATTGGTACAGCGTCGGCTTTAGACACAACTTTTTTAACACAATGCGCGGCAGCAAGTAACGCATTTTGTTTTCAAAGGCGTTTAGAAAGCGGCTACATAGACGCAAAAGGCACAAGCCCTAGCGACGCCGTAACGCTTGGAACTATTGCCTACGGCGGGTTCTTGTATAGACAGCGCGGCGCGGTAACAGACTTTGCCAGTTTTGACGGCCTACCCGCAGGCAACAGCGTTGGCTTGTCACCAATGATTAAACAACTACTAGGCATACCCCGGCCACAGGTTGCGTAATGCCCGTAGCGTTTACAGACCTATTTAACGAGGCGCTAGACGACCTGGCAGCGTCGCTAACGACCATTACAGGGCTACAGGTAGTAACAGACCCCCGCAACTTGGTACCGCCTTGCGCGTTTATAGACGCCCCTACGTTTACCGTCTATAGCAATAACGTTGTAGAAATGACCTTTCCA